CGCCCGGACCTACCGCCCGCGGTCGCCCAGTACATCGCGACCTATGGGGTCTGATATGGGCCGTTCGATGTGCTCAAAATGTGCTTACCGCCGTAACCGGCCCATGCTCCCGTGTGCACGGGCAAATCTGTAAGTCGTTGATTTATATGGCCTCGCCAGTAGGAATCGAACCTACATCTGGCCCTTAGGAGGGGTGACTAGGGGTCAATGGAATCAACGGCTTGAGCCGATATGTGCTCGATATGTGCTCATCACAGATCGAGACCGGCCACCGCAGCGGCCAGGTGATCGGGCGCCAGGTGGGCATATCGCTCGGTCGTCGTGATGCCTGCGTGACCCGCCAACACCTGCACCGTGCGCAGCGGTACGCCGCTCGATACCAGCGACGCGCAGAAGGTGTGTCGCAGGCAATGCAGACTGCCATCCAGACCCGCCCGCCCGAGATGCCGCCGGAACGCCGCTGTGAGCGCGTCTGCGTGGACCTGGGGCAGCACGTAGGGGGTTGAGCCGGTCATCGCCCGCAGCCGCGCCAGCGCGCTCGTAGCGCCCGCAGACACGGGCACCAGCCGCCACCGGCCGGACTTGGTGCGCGCCGTCTCCGTGGACAGGATGCGCACGCCTGCCTCGTCCACATGCTCCCATCGCAGTTGCAGCGCTTCCGTGCGGCGTAGGCCGGTGTTCGCCATCAGCCGCCACACTGGCGACCAGTCCGGCAGTCCGTTGGGCGGCAGCCCCTTGGCCTGCTCGTCGCCGGGCAGGTGGACGCTGTGGGTGTAGAGGTGGCCAAGCTCGGCGGGCGAGTACCAGCGCGGCGGGCGGCTCTCTAGATCCTTGGGCGGGCGGACGCCGCGCGCGGGGTTGCGGGGGAGAAGATCGAGGAACACGGCCCGGTTCAACGCGGCCTGCAGTGATCGCAACTCCTTGGTGATGGTGGCCGCCTTCACTCCGTCCTTGCGCCGGGTCGCCTTGTAGGTCTCAAGGGCTGACTTGGAGATCCGGTCCAGCTGCAGCGTGCCGAAGCGGGGGAGGAGATGGTTAGCCCAGCGGCCGATCTCACCGTACTGGGTGGCCGGGTGCTCCTGCCCGCGCCACGGCAGGTAGGTGTGGACGATGAAGGCTTCGAGTGCGGGGATCCCGCTGGCGGGGCTCGGCAGGCTAACGACGCCGGCATAGCGCGCCCGCTGTAGCTCCTCCTCCTTCAGCCTGCGGAGTCGGTCGGCCTCGCGTTGACTCGTGCGGCCAAGGCTTTTGCGGCACTGCCGGCCGCCCTCGCGCCATTGGAGGATCCAGCTGTTGCCGCGCCTGGTGATGGTTGCCACTGTGCCGCCTGCTCGATTGCCCGCTGAATGTCGGTCTTACGGTACACGACCTTCCCCGCCCACGGGATCCCGGCAATCCCATGCAGCCGGCGCATCTGGTCGAACTGGCGGGGCGAGATGCAGGCGTACCACGCCGCTTCCTGCCGGGTCAGGTAGTCCTTGCCGACGATGTGCGGGGCGGCCGACATCACTCGCGTCCCATCACCCGCGAGACGATGGTGTCAACGTCCTCGGCGCGCTCTTCATCTCTTCCTGTGCTACAGAATCCGCTGCACCAACCGTCAAAGGCGGCGGCCCGCACCATCTCCTCCACGCCAGCGGCGGCGAGGGCGGCGGCGAGTTCGGCGCGTAGGCGTTCGATTTCTTGCAGCATGTCAGGCGCGGAGGCGATTAGTCGGGCATTGGCAATCACTTGCTCGTCCGTTATGGCGCCCAAACCTGCAATTACGTTGGCGATGTCTCCGGTGGGCTTCTCCGCGACTGCTGTCGAGATCACGACAGCCCGCGATCCTGAAATAGATCGCGCAACCCAAGGCCCGGGCGTGTGTTCGCTCACGGCTTGCCCTCCAGTGCGGTGCGCTTCCAGCAGCAGCACGGGTCATCATCGTCACCGCCAAGAGCCTCGCACATGAGCGTGTGCGGTGCCCGCTCAATCGCCTCCCGCAGCCTGTCCCGCTCCCGCCGCGCCTCGGCGAGTTCGGCCTCCAGTCGCTTGCGCTCGCACTCCAACTCAGCGGAATAGCGCCACCCTTCGCGCTCACTTTGTCGCGCCTCGGCGAGTTCGGCCAGAAGGGACGTTATTTGCTCGAACATCTGCACTTCCAACTCGGTCATTGGTCGCACGTCAGTCACGGCTTACCCTCCAGCGCGTCGCGGGCTATTTCTGCCAACATAATCGCGCCAGTGCTGGTGCCGTTGCTTGATGCGATTTTTTCCAGCGCCTCCCGCAGCCTGTCCCGCTCCCGCCGCGCCTCGGCGAGTTCGGCTTCCAGTTCGTTCATTCCCTCAATGGCGCGGGTCGTCATGGTCGCAAGCCGGTTCACTTCGTCGTGGTAATCGTCGCTGTTGGTCTTGAGTTCGGCGCGCAGGCGTTCGATTTCGCTATGCGCGTCGGCAAGTTCGGCCTCGGCTTTTTCTGCGCGGGCTCCTGCTTCCAGCGCGCGCTGCTCCCACATATTCGCTTGCTGGTCGCACCGATCGCTGCGGGACTTCCATGTCTCAATCGAAGCGTCCTTAGCAGCCAACTCAGCCACGTGGCAATTGACACATACAGCCTCAATCGTCAGAAAATCTCCGCACGCACAAAGCAATGTGTCGCTCACGGCTTACCCTCCAATGCGTTGCGGGCGATGCCGCAAAAATCTCGGAAGTCATATGGGTCGCTGGTGATTTTTTCCAACGCCGCTCTAAATCGTTCGCGCTCCTGCTTCACCCGCGCGAGTTCGTCCCGGAACCCCATCGCGGCTAGGGCGTTGTGCTCGTAGGCAGCCCGCATCTCATCCCGCTCGCGCTCCAATTCCCTCGTCACCCTCAACTCTTCCTGCCACATGCCATAGATGTCGTCGTAAGCCTGCTGCATGTCCTGCCACACCTCACCAGCCACGGTGCGGCATAGCTCGTCGTCCATGGCGTTGTGTGCGCGCAGGGCGTGTTCTACTGCGCGCGGCATGTCGTTCGTGTCGTGGTCGGCGTGGTCGGGGTTCATGGCTCACCTTCCTCTACTGCGCGTTCGCATTCAGCCAGTGCTGCGCAGGCTATTTCCAGCGCAGCCCGCAGCTTTTTGATCTCGTAATGCGCCCACCATTCGCGCTCATTCTTCGGAACACATGCGCTGCATATCTGGTGCTCAAGGTCGCCAGACGGCGTGGGCATATAGGCAACTTGCCCGTCGTCGCTCATTCCTTCACCTCCGGCACGCACCAGCCGTCCGCCAGTTCTTCGTGCGGCATTGGGATAGCCGCACGGATTGCATTGATGGCCGCAACGCATTTCACGCCCTCGTATGCGCCTCCGCTGACCGACCACTTCTCCGCTTCGTCCTCGCCTGCGTCAGTGACCAGCGTTAACGCTTCAAGCGCCATTCGGCACGCCCGGTCGAGCGCTTCGATATTCCAGCGCAGGCCGGCGACCAACGGGTCGTTCTCGCGAACACATTGCAGCACGCGGCTCATGTGCGTCCGCCAGTCTTTCGTTTGCGCGTTCGCGTACTCCGGCCCGCGAAAAGCTCGCTCCATGTTGAGTAGCAGCACGCATTCCGGGTCCATCTGGTCGTCGTCCATCACATCCTCCTCGGCGCGCCACCGGGGACGCATCCAACGTATATCGCCTCGATATATCGATCCGGCCGCGCCTGCTGCGCCTCCAGGTGCTCCTGCACCACGGTCAAACACCGCTGCTCATCGAGCCCGGTGTAGACCATGGTCGAGGTCGGCACGCCGCCATCCAGCCACGCGAGTAACAGCCACCAGCCCATCACAACGCGCCCCACTGTTCCGCCATGGCCCGCGCAATCCCTGCGTAGGTACGGCTGCGCTCTTTCCACCTGTCAGGCCCTGGCGGCATTCGGTGTACCTTGGCCTCGCGCCCCTCGACCATCTGCGTCGGCACAAGCGGCGGCAGTTCCTTAAGCCACAGGCAGGTTGCCTTTGTTTCGCCATGCCCGAATTGCCACGGCTGGATAATCTGGTCCGGCTTTCGTATGCGGGTCGAAATCACGCTTATCGGGTTCTCGATGCAGATTCGCGGGATTGACGCACTCATGAGGGTCCGCACAAAATCCAGCGCCTCGGCCTGCTCTTGTCGCTTTTCCTTGAACCAGCGCGCGCCGCTAACGGCTAAGTGGGTGCAGGGAGGATGGGCAATCATCAAGTCCCATCCATGGTTCAGAATGTCCCGCACGTCACCCTGAACGTGTTCGCCTGGCGTCTCACTTGGCAGCAGGTCACACGACACTGCGTGATTGCCCCGCGCGGTAAACGCATCGCGCACCGTCCCGCTGAACTCGCAGGCAACAAGCACGCGCATCACGCCACCTCCTCCAGCGCAGCCTTCAACCGCCGCACCTCTTCCCGCAGCAGGTGCGCGACACTGGCCCATTCCTCGGCCGTGGCGGTCACACCGTCCCGCGTGTGCGTGGACAGCTTGCGGGCCAGCAGCAGCTCCTGCTTCAGTTGCGCAATCGCCTCGACCTCCTCAGCGACTCGCAGCGCGGCGTAGTCGCTCACCGCGCGGCGGAACGCTTCCTGCTCGTCGAAGGGCTTGCCTCGTCGGCCGCGCCCGCCATGCGTGCGCAACTCGTCGAATTGGCGGAAGACATCGTCGAGGTCGGTCATGCGCTGACCTCCACTTTCTCGGAAGCCAGCGGCAGCGCCTTGCACACCTGCTCCCAGTCGTCGAACTCTTCCGGCGGCGTCACGCGTTCGAGTCGTCCGCCCATGTTCAAGCGCAGCCAATTCAGGGTCTGGTCATCGAGGACCGTGAGATCAGTCTGCGCAGCAAAGAACTCCTCAGACGTGTAGACGTTGCGATCGCCGCTTCCATTGCGGATCGCGCTGCCGTTCGGGCGTCGGTATTCGGCGTAATTGCCGGCCTCGTTGCCGGTCACAAACTCAAGCGGCACGAGCTGCGGGATGTAGACGTGATCGACGCATCCGACCCGCTGGGCCTCGACAGTCAGGTCGCGCCGGTGGAACGCGCACGACCAGCGCGCGTCGCCATCCAGCTCGGGCGTCGCGTGGACACAGGTCCGGCAGCTCGGGCGCGGCATGCGCTTCTCGTGGCAAACGCTCTTCGCATTGCAGAACTTGCAGGTGAAGAACTCGGGCTTGTCGCTCAGGCGCTCCAGGGGCTCGGGGGCGGTGATGACTTGCTCGGCGCGCTTCATCAGCCGGTCGAATTCGTCGGCGTCGAACTCCGTGCGGACCGCTGTCCAGTCGCGCACGCCGGGCGTTGCGCACACCAACCAGTGGCGCGTCATGCCGGTCAGGCCCATGTAGGCTTGCGCCTGGCCGTGGTAGATCGGATCCCACCGGCGCAGGGCCGTTTTCTCGTCCTCCGCGCGCAGCTTCACGAGCTGCGCGAATTTCTTCTCGTTGCACACCTTCGCCTCGAATACCGCCCACGTCTTAGGCGCTTGCAGGAGTCCGAGCACGGCGCCGTCGAGGTGCCCGCGCAGGTGGCCGCCGACTGCCGACACCGCGAACTGCTGGCCGCTCGACGGATCGACGTCGTGCAGCGTGAGGCCCGCCACACGTCGCAGCCGGTCGATGATGACGCGCTCGCCACGCTCGCCGTCCTCGATCGCGCAATAGCCGCGCACACCGATGTCGGAATCGTTGCAGGACCGAAAGGCGTACCAGAGCGCGCGGCGGCACTCGTGCCCGATGGACGAGCACCCGAGATAGCCGCGCTTCGGTTCGGCGTCGCGGACCGCCTTCAGGGCGCGATCCGCGGCGTCGAGCGTCTGATCTGCCGGTAGGGGCAGGGCTGGCATTTACTTCTCCCAGGGCTTCTTCGCTGCCGCCGCCGGCGCTGCCGCCTGGCGCGGAGCCGCGGCCGGGAAACCACCTGCCGCGCGCGCCGGGGTCGCGCTGCCGTAGGGCTTGAAGCCCTTGATGACTTGCTGCGGCTCGTACTTGCCGGACCTGTCCTCGCGGATCCCGAGCTTCAGCATCACGGGGATACCGTGCAGCTCCTCGGTCGTCTGCGCGTTCGGCTTGTTCAGTGCCATCAGGAGTTCGAGGCGCTGCTGATTCGCGATGCGCACGGCCTCCGGATTGGCGTTCCAGAGATTCAACATCAGCCAAACCTTGCGGTTGGCGTAGGGCGCATCGAGCAGATCAAACTCCAGGTTCAGGTATTCGCCGGCGCCGGACTTCGCGGACTTCGCCTCGCTCGCGACCATCTGCGCGGCGTACCAGCCGGCGGGAATGAGTTCGAAGCTGCGGACGTCGTTCGGGTCGACTTCGGCGGTTTGCGGGAAAGCGGGACACATATCAGTTTCTCCTAGTTCACGTGTTTCAGTTTGGTAAGGGCCTTTTCGATAGGCCATGAAAGCAACCTGCGATGCAGGGTTGACGGGTGGACGCCAATTTTCTGCGCCCACTCACACAACGGCGCAGATACGCCGTTGAATTCAATGATTCGGTTTCTTCGGGTGTTCAGCAGCTGTTCCCGCTGCGTGGCCCAGCGACAATTGCCGGGCTCGTAGTCGCCATCGTTGTCGATGCGCTCGATCGACATTCCGGCGGGCGCCTCGCCCATGTCAGCGAAGAAGGCGGCGAAGCTCCTCCACCGCTCGCACACCTTGATTCCGCGTCCGCCGTAATGCGGCCACTGCGGGCTTGCCGGGTTCTCGCATCGTTGCAGCATGTTCCACCACCGCTGGTGCGTCGGCGTCTTCGACATTCCGTGGCCGTAGCACCGAGCCATTACTGCAGAATCGTCGCCGCGACCTTCGACAGGTCCGGCTCCATGTACATCGGGCATCGCCCGCTGCGATCCTTGGCGGTGTATTGCAGGTCGCTCGCGGTTTGCAGATAGCGATGCAGCTCGCCTTTCTCGTCGGCTTCCGTGCGAAGCACGAACACCAGGTCGAACAGGTACGGGATGGCCTGCGACAGCCGCTGTCCCGGCATGCTGGGGCCGTAGACGAGACGCCCCGTGGCCTCGTCCTTGGTGCGCTCCATCTTGGCCGTCATGTACACGTTGCGGCCGGGGAGGTCGCGGAAGGCGCGCAGCAGATCCATCATCTGATCTGAGAGGGCGCCATACGCGGCCCGCGGGTCCTTGGTCTTCGCCTTCTCGTTGGTGAGCACGACTTCCGCGATTTCGGAAATCGAATCCAGACACACCCAATCGAACCGCTGCCCCTCTTCGGATTGCAGGTACGTGTACGCTTCGTGCACGTCCTCCAGGGTCGCGACCGTAATCACCGGGATGTCGACGTCACGCAGGCTCAGCAGCCCGGCCTCGGCGCTGATGATGATCGGATTGCCGCCCGTGGTGGCGCACAGCGTCGTCTTCCCCGCGCCGGCGAGGCCGGACACGAGGATCTTCAGCCCGTGCAGGGTCGCGGCTTCGCGGGTGCTGGTGAGTTTTATAGCCATCACTCAGCCTCCCCACCAACCAGTGACACGCTCGGCTTCGCCGGCTTCAGCGTCAGCGCCTGGCGCAGCTCGTCCCAAAGAGCCGGAAACCGTTCCTCAACGACTCGCGAAGCCTTTCGGTCTTCCTTGTACTCGGTCTTGAAAGGAAACCACGCGCTGTCGATTTGCTTGCTAATCGCCACAAGCTGCGCCTGATCCCACGAGCGCGACAGCTTCGTCGTGACCTTGACCGCGTCGCCGACGGTGATGGTGCCCTCGTCCTTCAGCTCGCGCGCAACAGCGGGGTGTGCGAGCAGCGCCTCCTCGGCCTCCAGGCGCGCGAGTTTCGCGGCCTGCTCGTTCGCCTTCGCGCGGCGCAGGTCTTCGACCAGACGCGCGAGCACGTCGGTTGGCTGCAGCGCGATTACGTTCGGTTGTGCATTCATGGCGTAATCCTTTCGATAAGTGTCATCAGGCCGGCGCGGTCTACTCGCATGAGGCGGCCCTCGTGATGTTGACGACCCACAGTTCGCCGTCGAATTTCGGGCGGGTGACGGTCGTGCCGTAGCCGATCGGGTGGTAGTCGCGGACGTAGCGCGTGGCGGCGTCGAGCAGGGCGTCGAGGTCGAGGCTGCGCAGGGACAGCACGACCGTCGACTGCGAGCGCTCGACGACGTCCTCGAGGACGGCGCTCATGCCGGCACCTGCGCAAACACAGCCCGCGCCCTGTTCAAGGCGGCGTCGAGGCGCGCAAGGTAGGGCCGGCACTCGTCCGGGATTTCGCCAGTGTCCAAGTTGCGGTTGGTCTCGAGGAAGCACTCGCGTTCCTCCGCAACCAGCGTGAACAGCTCGTCGGCTACGGCGCGCAGATCCTCTTGACCGCTCATGCCGGCACCAGCCAGAAGTCGGCGGTGACGCCGATTTCGTGGTTGCCGGCGCGCATGATGTCGAGCAGCTGGTAGGCGTACTCGATCGGGTGGCTCCATGCCGTGATCCCGAGCGTCACGTCGCCGTTCCACCAGTAGGTGCGGTGAGCCACGAAGTATTCCGGCTCGGTGCTCATGACCGCACCCGCTTCGGCTGGCCGTAGGAATACCGGCCGCGCTTCGGCGCATTGGCCGGGTGCAGCAGCCAGCGCTCGCCGAGGAACGCCAGCGCAGCGGCTCGCTTGTCGTCGTAGGACTTGGGTTCACCGGCCAGCCATTGCCGGCGGCGGGTGGTCTCGTAGTCGATCTGGGCCATTGGGTGCCTCCTGATTGGCCGACTCAATGGCGGCCTGTGGGAGGCATTGTGGTAGCATCGCGCTACCGTGTCAATAGCGAAATGCTACCGGCGCAGGAAAAAAGAAGCCCGCACGAAGGCGGGCCGCCGGCAATCAGGATGTCAGGCTATTCGCAGCGGTAGGTGCTGAGCTGAGAAGACAGCCACTCGGGCACGGACTGGTTCGCCATGGTCGTCGCCACGTAGCTGGCCGAGGCCTTGCCGTTCTGACCGCAGACCTTCGAGGCCATGGCGGCCATGTATTCCGGCGAGGCACCCGGGTCGTGCTTCAGCGTGACGTGCTGACCGTCGTTGTTCGATACGGTGGTGCAGGCAGTGAGCGCGAGGGCAAGGAGGGCGAGCATTGCGCGGGTCATTTGTGGTGCCACCAGATGCGGAATTTCACCACGAGGTAGTAGATGAGGCCGCCGACCATCATCAATGCGGAAGCCGCCAACATGCCAGAGTCATCGTAGGCTCCGGCCGAGAAAAACCACGCCGCGCCGCCCCAGAACAGGAACGACGCCACGAGGATCTGCGTCTTCAAGCGCTTCGAGGTCTCCTGCATGGTCTGCACCGGTGCGCCGGTAGCAGCCACCTCGGCCTTCGTCGCGATCGGCGCACCGCAGCTGGGGCAGGCCGCCGCAGTGCTTGAGACCTGGTGCTGGCATTCGGGGCAGGGCATCAGGGCCATGTCGATTCCCTCAGCTTGGCTTCTTGGCCGATTTTCGCGCCTTGCGCTGCGCGGCTTCAAGGCCGGCGTTGGCCTTCTCTGCCGCCTTGTAGTCGCCGTTGCGCAGCTCGGGCAGGGTGATGAGTCGTGCGGCGTACTCGGTGCAGAGCAAGTGAATGTGCTCGCGTATGCTCGGCGGCAGGGCGCGCCAGGCGATCACCAGCACCTCTTCCTCGGGCGAAAGGTGGCCGATCTCGCCCATGTCCTGCAGCTGCACCGTGACGTGGTGGCCGGGCGGCCTATCCAGCGTGCCGCGCGGCAATTTCTTCCACGTCTCGAGGCGCCTGGCGACCTGATCGCCCATGCCGCGGTCACCGTTCAGGACCTGCGTGATCTGCGGCCCTGCGACGCCCGACAGCCGCGCAAGCTCGTTGCGCTTACCGCCCAGTTCGTCGAGGAATTTCTGCAGCCACGCGCGGCGGCATTGTTTCGCATCCATATAGGGGAATTGTAGCGAAGCGCTAATAACGTTACTGGTAGCGCCTTGCTTAGTCCGGTAGCGATATGCTACCGTTGAGCCATGGACATTACGCACTGGTGGTCTGCCGCCACCAAGCAAGAGCGGCAGCGAGTGGCCGATGCCTGCGGGATAAAGCGGGTGTATCTGTACCAGCTCGCGATCGGCTTCCGGAAACCAAGCCCGCAACTGGCGCGTGCGCTGGATGTGGCCACGCAGGGCGCGCTCGCCAAAGAGGTGCTGCGCCCGGACGTATTTGGAGAGGCCGCCTGATGAACAATGCCAGCCCCTGTCCCGATCTCCTCCCCATCCCCAAGCCGTGCACCAGGGGCAGTGGGCTGGCTCCCTTGAACGTGCTCGACGTCGAACTGGACGACGAGCGAATAACCTCCCCGTTCTCACCCGAGAACCCTGTCGCCGAAGGTCCGGATGACTTCGGCGGCCTCCTTATCGCGCTTGGCTGGTGTCTGCCGGTCGGGCTCATGTGCTGGTTCCTTGCGTGGTGCGTCCTGTGATGCACGGTACCGCCGAGGCGCCCGCAAAGGCTCGCAAGTTCAGCGCGCTGATCCGGCAGCGGCTTGCGGAGCATGGCCAGGCGCCCGTCGCGAGGGCCTGCGAGGTCGACGTGGCGACCGTGAGCCGATGGGTTAGCGAGGGCCGTCTCGATCAGTTCGCGACCATGCTGGACGCGCTCCGGCTGAAGGTCGTGCCAAACAATCTCAGGTGCTACCCCGAGGCAGAGATCGAGGCGCTCTTCGCGCTCGCGCAGTCACGGCTGCGGCATCTGCGTCATGCGTCGGAGTTGGCGGAGGATGACGAGTGACCGCGCATACCGATGCCTACGCGCTGCGCCAGACGCTCGACGCGTACCTCGACACGCTGGCACTGGCCGGTAAGACAGCCCCCCCCCTCGATAGCCGTCAGGCGCGCTCAGTTCAATGCCTGGCTGAAAACGGAGGGCGTCGCGCACTACCGCGGCGTGCAGCTCGTGCCGCAGCTTGAGCGCAGGCGGACACGCAAGGCGCTGCAGGCGAATTGGGTGCAGGCGATCGAACCGCAGGCATGAATTTGTCTGAGCTGCGCCCCGTTCCGCCTTCCGACGGCCCCAACCCCTTGCGGGATGCCGCGCTGGACTACGCCGCTCGCGGCTGGCGGGTGTTCCCGCTGTTCGGCATGCGCGACGGAATCTGCGCCTGCGGCACCACGGATTGTGACAACCCCGGCAAGCACCCCCACACCGCGCACGGCCTGCACGACGCGACGGTGAACGAGGCCACCATTCAGCGCTGGTGGCGCCAGTGGCCGGACGCGAATGTCGCGATCCGCGCTGAGGATGTCGGCGTCGTCGTCGACGTCGACCCGCGCAACGGCGGCAACGAATCGTATGAGCGGCTGTGCCTGAAATACGGCGCGCTGCCCGATACCGTCGAGGTGCTGACCGGCGGGGGCGGCAGCCACTTCTACTTTCTTGCGACCGGCTCGATATCGAGCGGCAAGCTGCCCAGCTATCCCGGCATCGACATCAAGGCCGTGAACGGCTACATCGTCGCGCCGCCGAGCCTGCACCTGAGTGGCAAGCGGTACGAGTTCGAGGCCTCCAGCGACCTGATGCTCGGGCAGGAAATCGCCCAGGCGCCAGCGTGGGTCTATCAACTGCGCGGCGAGGCGCGACCCCCTGTGACTGCTGGCAATGTGCCCGCGCTGACGCCCGCTGCGCCTGCGCTGCTCGAGGAGCTACGCAGCGCGTTGATGTCGCTCGACCCTGACATGCCGTATCCCGACTGGGTACGCGTCGGGCAGGCAATCCACTCGGCGCTGTGGGACGAAGGCTTTCAGGCGTGGGACGAATGGAGCGCGCTCGGCAGCAAGTACCCCGGCACGCAGCGCTTGTGGCGCAAGTGGCAAACCTTCAACGCGAACGGCGCCGTCACGCTGCGCACGGTCTATGGCATGGCGAAAGACGCAGGATGGACGCGCCCGGTCGCTGAACCCTCCTTTACCCCGCCGCCCCCCGGCGAGTCGCTGGTCATCATGGCGTGCGACCTGCCGGCCGTGCTCAAGCCGCCGGCATGGCTCGTGCGGCATTACCTCGAAGCGCACGCGCTGTCGGTGCTGTTCGGCGAGCCGGGCGCGGGCAAATCGTTCCTGGCGCTTGACCTCGGCCTATCCATCGCAACAGGCACGACGTGGCACGGTCAGCGCGTCAGGCAGACGCCAGTCGTCTACCTCTGCGGCGAGGGCTGGGGCGGGCTTCAGCGCCGCATGCACGCTTGGCGTGACTGGCACCAGGTGGACTGGCGGGCAGCGCCGTTCGCGATCACGAAGCGCGCGATTCCGCTCGGTAACCGGCAGGCAGCCGAAGCACTGAAGCGCGATATCGACGCCATCATCGAGCGCCTGGGCGATGCCCCGGGGCTGTTCATCGTCGACACGCTGGCGCGCAACTTCGGCGCCGGCGACGAGAACAGCACGAAGGATATGTCGCTGTTCATCGACCACGTTGGCGCCTACTTGATGGATGCCTACCAGGCCGGCGTCATGCTCGTGCATCACACGGGCCACGGGGACAAGCAGCGCGCCCGCGGCTCGTCGAGCCTGAAGGGCGCGGTCGATGCCGAGTATTTCGTGACCAAGGGCGAGGCCGGCATCGTCGAGCTATCGGGCCTCAAAATGAAGGACGCCATCCTGCCGCCGACGCTGTACTTCGGCATGCGCGCGGTTGACCTCGGGATTCGAGACGAAGACGGCGAAGCCATCACGAGCGTCGTGCCCGTGCCCACGGGGGCGCCAGGTGAGGCCACGCTGCGCCCGCCCGTGAATCACACGAGAGCCCCGGCGCAGGGCCAGCTGCTCGACCTCCTGCGAGAGCTTTACGCGCGCAACAAGGCAAACCTCGTCACCGGCGGCTTCGATCCGTCCGGGGCTCGCGTGCCGGTCGACACCTGGAGAGACGAAGCCATCGGGCGCCGGATCGTGAACACCCGGCAGAACTTTTTCCGTCTGAAATCCGCGCTTGTCGACCAGGGCGCGGTCATCGTCGAAAAGGGTATCGCGCAGCTGGTCAACGACTCAGCGTCAATGGATGGCGTCAATGGATAGCGTCAATGCCCTGACCGTCAATGGGGGCTGGCCACTTGCCGTCGAGGCGTCAATGGGCGGGGGGTATATCCCCCGGAGGGGGATACCCCACCCGTTGACGCTCGGCGCGGCGCGGTTTTCGGCCATGACGCGCGGTTCATGCGCGAAATTTCACCGTCAATGGGTACCGTCAATGGGTAAACGTCAATGAGCGCCGTCACGACGATCCTGCAGGCGCTGAAGACGACCGACGTCCTGACGCGCAAAGACGTCGGCGAGCTGCTCGACGCCGAGTGCCTGCCGAGCGGCATCGACGTGACGTTGGCGACCATGTGCCGGCGCGGCCTCATCGAGCAGGACGAGGCGGGCGCCTACGTGCTGCCGAGCGCGGAAGCACGGGAGACAGGCCAGCGCCAGGCAGCGCAGGAGCGTGCCGAGCAGGCGGCAGCGGAGCCCACGCCGGAGCCTGTCCGCACTGGCCGCCCGCCCCGCCGACTGACCGGCGAGCCGTCGATCCTCGACAAGGTCGCCGCACTGCTCGACCAGCACACCGAGATGACCGTCACCGGGCTGATGGAGCATTTCCCGAACAACCGATCTAACTCGATCACCAACGCGCTCAACACGCTCAAGCATCAGGGCAAGGCACTGCACATGGCCCACGGCCGCTGGCGCAGTGCAGTTGCGCCGCCGCCCAAGCCCGAGCTGGGGCCGGTCGTGACGTTCGAGCAACTGGCCAAGCGCGTGTCGGAAGCCAAGCCCACCGCCAGCCAGTTCGAGGCTGTCACTGCACCGCAGCAGGAAGCCCCGGCAAAGGCGCCAGCGGTCACTGGCTCAATCCGTGAGCCTGCACCAGAACCGACGGAGAAGCCGCACAGCGCGTCCGCGCAGGTGGGTGCGGTGTCCATAGCCATCACGGCAGAGAACGCAGCACAGGCCGCCAGAATGCTCGCAGCGGCCTTGTGCGCGCTCACACAGCAGGAGAACGCCCATGCTTGATGCCCCACTTCATCCCTACCTGCTCCGCTCGCCGACCGATGTGGAGGAGCGCTTGGGCGGCATGCTCATCGGCTACCTGCAGCATCTAGGCGGGGAGGGGCTGACCGATGCGACGGCCGAGATCGGCATCGCCTGCATGCTCGCGCTCTATGCCGAACACCGGCACCTGCTCGACGACCGGGACGCGCTCAAGCGGATCTACGAGAACGCCTGCAACATCCGCGACCGCGCACTGACACCGGGCCTGCGCACGGGCGACCAGTTCAAGCGCGCCGTATCAGCGGAGTTCGAGTCAGGGAGGATGAAGCGGTGAGTGGCCAGCGGACGTGCCGGCATTGCGTGCATTGGAATTCGGTGCTTCGCGAGGAAGTGCGCGGCAATGGCGGGGTGAGCATGGTCAGCGAGTGCAGGCGGCATGCACCGCGTGCGGCTGTGACATCGATCCACATGGGCATTCTGCGCGCCGACTGGCCGCGTACGTCCTACAGCGACTGGTGCGGCGAGTTCGAGCCCAGTCAGCTGCCGGTCAACCGCGATCCCGACACCGGCCCGCTCGGGTCCGACTGCTGATGATCCCCGCCGCGCCCAAGCCCGACTGTCCCGACTGCGCCCGCACGGCGCATGGACCTGGCCCGATCTACGACATGGGCTGCCGCGCCTGCGTGGGCCGCTACCTGCGCAGCCTGCCCCGCCATCGCCGGCAGTCGTGGTACCAGAAGGCGGCCAGCGTGCATGGGCGGGACGGGGTCAGCCGGCTCATCGAGGAGCACATCAACGTACGTAGGGAGCAGGCGGCATGAGCGGCATGACGAGACAGCAAGCCCGCGCGCACTGGGAGCGCTACCTGTCGAGCGAGGAGGAGCGGGTACGCAAGCGCTTTGCGGCGATGGATGACAGGCTGGACGAGGTGGAGCGCAACATCCGGATCGCGCAAAGGTCGGTGACGCACATCAGTCCCGATGCACTCCGTGCGCAGCTGGTCCGCATGCAGGACGCCATCGAGGAGATGCGCAAGGAGCGGTCACGGACGCATAACCAGCTGCGCGACGAGGCCGTGATGGAGCTTCGCGAGATCATGCACCGGATGATCGAAGTGGCGGTGCGCAACAACCTGCGCGTGCTGCTGGCCGCCCAGCCTGACGAGTTGGTCGCGCGTGCGCTCATGCGTGCCAGCCTGGCCGAAGTAGATCCGCTGCCGTGAGCCATTGGATCCCCGATCGCAAGCCCCGCCGCCGCGCCCAGCTCGGGCTTGCACTCGACGGCGCCAAGGCCAAGCCGACGCCGGTCCGCACCGGCCCAAGCGAGGCGGACGTGCAGCGGGCGCTCATCGCCGCGCTTCGCGTGCATCCATCGGTGGCATTCGCGCATCGCATCAACACGCGGGTGGTGGACGTCGTCGACCGCAAGACCGCCCGTGGCACGCGCCCGATGGTGACGGCACCGAAGGGGCACCCCGACATCGCCGGCATGCTGCGCGACGGGCGTGCGCTTTACATCGAAGCCAAGAGGCCGGGCGGCAAGCTCACCGACGAGCAGGCGGCCTTCCTCACCACGGTCAACGCGCACGGCGGGCTCGGCATCGTCGCGGACAGTGTGGACACGCTGTTGCGCTACCTGCCCATGCCGAGCCAGCGCAGCGCGGGGCTGGACATCCTATGAGCCGTCCGCTGGTCGTGTTCGTGACGGACGACGAGGACCGGGACCGGGCGGCGCGTGTGATCGCAAGCACCCCGCTGCCGTTCGAGATCCGGGTCGCCAAGCGCGCCAGGCGGCGGTCGCTGGAACAGAACGCCCGCTACTGGGCATTGCTCACGGCCATCAGCCAGCAAGCGCCGGCCAGCATGGATGGGCAGTGGTACGCGCCGGAGATATGGCACGAGCACTGTTGCAAGCGGTTCTTGGGCATGGAGCCGGGACCGTTCGGGGATGGCGTCGCCAAGGGCACCAGCGGCCTGTCGGTGGCCGAGTTCGGGGATTACATGGCCGAGGTCGAGGCCTGGGCCGTTGGCGAGTTGGGCATCAACTTCGAGGAGCACGCACATGGCACGTACCAGCACGGCTAAGGCCGACGAGTTCAACGCACAGCAGGAGGCGCTACGGCAGCAGGCGCGCGAGGGCGACAGCAACGTCGTGGACCTGCTCAGTATCGAGGAGCGCATCGAGGCGGACAACGAGTACCGGCGCAAGCTGGCGGACACGCTCGACATGCACTTGGACATGATCGAACTCGCGCAGGAGCGCATCCGCGCGCTCAAGACCGAGGCGCAGGCCAACGGCGTCATCTGGCCGGCGATGCTGGCGATGGTGAAGCTGCGGCGGTTGGAGTTTGAGAAGCGGGAGGAGGAGATCCGCAAGGCCAAGCTGGAAGCGGACGAGCGGCGCAAGTCTGCTCGCGCGCTGGGACTGGACCGGCAGCTGGTGCTGTTCTTCGACGAGGCACCTGCACCGGCATCCGCACCGTCCGCTCGCGAGGCGTGGCTACAGTCGGCACCGGGCACGCCGGCGCCGGCAGCCGACGATCTCGCCATCATCCCGGCCGACGAGGAGGAGTTGGGCAGCGACGACGCATCCCTGCTCGCGCGTGCGGGCATCGGCTCGGTGGTGGCCAGCGATGACTGAGTGCGCGTCACTGGGCTGGGAGTTGGTGGCGGCCGGCGTGGTGGGCTTCGCGCTCGCCGCGCTGGTCGGTCTCATGCTGACGGTGTTCGCCATCAACCCGCGTGATGACGATCTCGACCCGCCGAGGTTCCTGTGATGCGCCCGGCCATGATGGATGCCGTCGATCACACGATGATGTGCATCAAGCTGTTCATGCTCGCGTTCGCGTTCGCGCTGGGGATCCGGCTCGGGCTGACGGGCGCCGAACTGCCGCGCATCGAGATGCAGTCGGGCGGCGTCGTCATCCGAGACACGCATATCATTGCTCACGCCGAGCCCGCGATAGCGGTGGAGGCTGCGCCGTGACCGCCGACTTCGAGCGCGCCTATGCCCGCACCAACCGCTACGAGGGCGGCGTGCTGTCCAACCTGGCGACCGACCGGGGTGGCGAGACCTACGCCGGCATCAGTCGCCTACGCCATCCACGGTGGGGCGGCTGGCCCATCATCGACCGCACGGTGCGCAACCACGTACCGCTCGCGGGCATCGACAAGGCGAACCTGCACGACCTGCACCGGAAGTTCTTCCTCGACGAGTTCTGGACCCGCTCGGGCTGCCACCTGCTCAGCGATCAGGACATCGCCGAAGAGCTTTACGACACGGCGGTCAACGTCGGCGACAGGAGGGCGGTGGAATGGCTGCAGACGGCGCTCAATGTGTGCAACAACCGGGGGCAGCGATGGCCCGACATACACGTAGACGGGATCACCGGGCCGGCGACGGCGAGCGCGGTGTCGAAGGCATGCGCGGACAAGCGGATGAAGTGGCTGGTACTGCAGGTGATGGAGACCTTCCAGCGCGCCCATTACGTGCGCCTGGCGATGGTGGACCCGACGCAGGAGGCCAACCTGCACGGCTGGTTCAGGCAGCGTGTGCAGCAGCTATCCCCACCACCGTAGAGCCGTTCGAGCAGGCGGTCCAAACCATCTGCGCGCTGTGGAGCAACCTGCAGTATTCGCACAGTCGGGAGGTCGCGGTGTTCGTGACCGAGAACGGGCTGCTGTGGTGCTCGACGGACACCAAGCACCGATACCAGCGGCTCATGCGCGACCACGGCCATCAGCTGTGGGGCTACGTGGGCGGGCGGCCAAGGTTGCCGGACATGATGCAGGACTTGCTCAGTGCGGCGCAGGAGGCGGGCATCTTATGACGAGGAGGACAGCATGGCGCCATTGATTCCGATTGCGGCAGCGCTCGCGCGCGAGTTCCTGCCCGAGTTGGTCGGTAAGGTTATCGGGCAGAAGGGTGGCGAGGTCGCGCAGGTGGTGGTCGATGCGGCGACCGGTGTAACCAGGAAGCCAGATCCAGAGGCCGCATTGGCCGCGCTGCGCAAAAGCGAGCCGCTCGCCCATGAGTTCCGCATGGCGCTGCTCAGTCACGCCGTGGTGCTCGATCAGCTGGCGGACGCAGATCGCGCAAACGCCCGCGAGCGCGACATGGAGGTCCGCAAGATCGCAGGCGGCGAGAACACGCGGGCCAACTGGATGGTGTTCGCGGACGTGTCGGGCCTGGTCGCCTGTGTCATCGGCATCGTCTGGATCGGCTATCTGCAGGCGCAGGGCAATATGTCGCTGTCCGAGGCGGCAGCGGCGGCATTGGTCACGCAGCTGGCCAACGTGGCCGCCTACTTCGGCCTGTCCCTGCGCGATGCGCACCAGTTCGAGTTCGGCAGCAGTCGCGGCAGCCGCGAGAAGGACACACTGATGGCGACGGCGGCCAAGCGTGAGTGATGAGAAGCCGGCCAAGCAATCACACAAGCGTGGCAGGCGCGCTACCCAATACGCGCCACGGATCACGCCGCCGATGCGTGCGTTCGCGGAGCACTACGCCGTCCACGGCGATGGGGTGGCGGCGCTGCTGCACGCCTACCCGGCCGCCGAGAAGTGGCAGAGTCAATCGCGCTACGGCCAGATCGCCCGGCTGCGGGCGCATCCAGCCGTGCAGGCGCACATCGACGAGATCCGGAAGCCGACGCTGGAACGCTATCAACTCAACTTCGAGAAGGTCCAGCAGTGGGCCATCCAATGCTTCCAGCGCATCGCGGACAAGGACGACCCGGCATCCAGTCGCGAGCAGCGGGCGTGGATCAAGCTGTTCTGCCGGTTCGTCGGTGCAGATCACGCGATTGGCAGAGAGCGGGACGTCGCCCTGCCATCGCCCGTGGGCGGGAATGTGATCGATGCAGACTTCAGCGCACTCCCAGCAGACAAGCTCATCGAACTCGCATACCCGGAGCGCGGCGCAGGAGGCGGCCAGGCGGCGGGCACTGCTGACGCTGGCGCGGAACTACCTGCCGCATTTCGTGCGATACGTGAGCGACCTGGAACCGCAGAAGCACCACGAGATCTTGTGCTGGGCGCTGCAGGAGATAGTGGACGGCCGGATGCCGAGGGCGATGGTGTTCATGCCGCCGGGCGGGGCGAAGTCGACCTACACGAGCGTATTCGCGCCAGCATTCGCGGTGGGCCGGCGACCGGGCATTGCCCTCATTGCGGCAAGTCACACGCGGGCGCTTGCCCGGCAGTTCGGTAGGCGCGTCCGCAACACCATCCGCGACCCGCTGTACGGGCACGTATTCCCCACCATCCTCGACCCGAGCAGCAGCGCGGCGCACGAGTGGCACACCTTCCAGACGGCCGAGGGCGACCCGCGCACGTCCAGCTACTTCGCGGCCGGCATCGGGACAGGCATCGCGGGGCGCCGGGCTGACATCGCCATCATCGACGACCCGTTCAAGACCCGGCAGGACGCCGACAGCCAGGTCAAGCGGGACGCGGCGTGGGCCTGGTACACGGACGACCTTCGCACCCGTCTCAAGCCGGGTGGGTCCATAGCGCTGGTCCAAACTCGCTGGCATGAGGACGACGTCGCCGGCCGCATCCTGCCGGAAGGCTACAACGGTGAGTCCGGCTGGATCCGCGCACGGGACGGCGAGATGTGGTTCGTCATCAGCATGCAGGCCCTTGCCGAGCGCGACGACGACATTCTCGGCCGCAAGCCGGGCGAGTCGTACTGGCCGAACTACTACACCCGCGAGGCGTTGGAGCAGCAGCGCATAACCCTCCCATCACGCAGCTGGGCGGCGCTCTACCAGCAGCGACCGAGTCCGGAGGAGGGCGACTATTACCGCCGCGAGTGGTTCCAGTGGTACGACGAGCTGCCTAAGCACGTCCGCTATTACGGCGCGAGCGACTACGCGGTGACGCAGGACGGCGGCGACTACACCGTGCACTTGGTCGGCGCGGTGGCCGGGCCGGCGATGATGGAGGAGTTGTATCTCTGCGACTACTGGACCGGGCAGACGGATGCGTCCATCTGGATCGACGAGTTCATCCGCCTCGTCCGGCAGTGGCAGCCGGTGGGGTGGGGCGAGGAGTCCGGGCAGATCATCCGCTCGTTGGACAGCGTCATCACGCTACAGCAGCAGCGGCACGACGCATGGACGGCGCGCGAGCAGTTCGCGTCATCTGTCGACAAGGCGCAGCGTGGGCAGGCGTTCCGGGCGTTGGCGGCTCAACGGCGGGTCTACCTGCCGCGCCAGGCGCCGTGGGCGAAGGACTTCCTCGAACGGCTGGTGCGGTTCGGCTCGGCCAAGCGCGACGACGACCACGACGCGGCATCCCTGCTCGGCCGGATGATCTACCAAATGCGCGGCGGCAAGGACACGACCAAGCCGTCCAGCGTGCCCGCCTACGGCACCTACGACTACTTGCTGTGGATCACAGATCAGCAGCGGCAGACGCAAGAATCCATCTACAGGAGCAAGTGATGAAGCTACCCGACGTGAACGAGTTCCGCCCGGCTGCGCGCCTCGGCAAGCGGCAGACGGAGGCCGACGTACCGGACCAGAACCCGTTCGATACATCACCGCAGTCGGAGTTCGAGTATTGGCACGAGAAGAAGGTCCGCGCGGCATTGGCCGGCATGAGCGGCGCGCTGAAGAAGCACCGGCCGTTCATCACCATCGAGCAGTTGATGGAGATGACGCACGTGCATCCGGAGTTGGAGGGCGAGTTGCCGGAGATCGACGGCATCCGCCACGGCATGTTCATGTTCAGCGTGTCCGGCAAGCTGCAGGGGCGCAGCGTCACCCGTGCGCTGCTCGGCGGGGATGTCATCCTCGTCTCCGCCGAGTCCCCGCATGCGGCCCGCAAGCAGGCGCTGCAGGGGCTGCAGGACACGCTGACGGCGGCGCAGGAGTACGCCAACGCGGCAGCGTGGGGCGTAGATCTATCGTCGCAGGAAAACCTAGGCGTTTCGTTGGACGCCGAGGCCCCGACGCGGCAATAACGGCGGTGTCGGGCGCGTGGGCGTCCGATGTCCGCACGGGGTCGTCGAAGCCGTGCCGGCTCGCAGGGCCGATCTCTGCCGGAGGCTCCAAACCATGTTCATGCGTCGCTCCCTTGGCGTGCTGGCTTCGGCCGCTCGCGGTATCACCGTCTCGTCCATCAGCAATGCCAGCCCGCATGTCGCGACGCTGGGCGCGCTGCACAACATTCCGTCGCTTGCGCAGAACCCGCGTGACGCGCTGCGCCGTTTCGCCCTGTTCGGCTCGACCGGCAGCGCGGCGGCCAACGGCATCTTCTCGCTGGTCTCGACCGGCACCAACACGTTCAGCCTGCCGGGCACGACCACGGGCGGCGCGGTGACTGTGACCAACACCGTGATCGCAGCGGTGTTCGACCAGACCCCGTTCATGAAGGGCCACGCAGCCGTCGCCTACGCACACCGTACCGCCGACCAGCTGGTGCTGGATGGCACGTTCGCGGTGATGGGCAGCAAGTCCGACGCGACCGACGCCGAGATCCTGGCGTCCGACGGGACCACGCTCGCCACCTACTTCGAGGACTGCATCAACGACGTCGCGTGGAGCGTGCCAGGCGCGACCAACGACGGCATCGACGAGATGCGCAACGTTGATCTGCGCCGGATGATGTACGCGGTGTGCTCCGCGTACGCGGCGGGCGGAGCGGAAATCGACCTCCTGTACTGATGGCATCACCCGCCTACAGCGCGGACACCGGCAGCGGGGAGCGGCAACGCCCCCCGCAGCTGGAGAATTGGCAGAAGCGCGTCCGCACCTACCACGAGGCCCACGACAAGCGCTGCAAGGAGTGGAAGGACAACCGCGAGTATTCGGCGGGCACCAAGCACGATGACGGCAAGGGCGGGCTGGTGCGGACCAACCTCATTTACGCCAATCAGTCCACCATCGTCCCGAACGTCTACGCCAAGAACCCCGAGATTGCCGTCTCCCCGAGCCGGTCCGTCTCCCCGGCCACCTATCGCACCGTCAAGCAGTTCGCGCAAACGCTCGACATCGTGCTCAGTCGCATGTTCATCGAGGACACGCAGCTGAAGCAGCGCATGCGGGCGGCGCTGTACAGCACCTACAACACGGGCGAAGCGTGGCTGAAGATGATCTATCAGCGCGACTACGCCAGCGATCCGATCATCAAGTCCCGTATCCACGACGCACAGGACAACCTGCGCACGCTCGAATGGATGCTGCGCCGGTCCAAGCACGTCGACGACTCGCGCGACACCGAACTGGCCAAGGCCGAACTGCTGACCATGATCGAGGCGCTGGAAGCGCAGGTGGAAGTGGTCGTCGCAGAAGGGCTTGTGATCGACGGCATCCAGTCCGACGACATCATGGTGCTCGACCGCACGCTGACGTTCTTCGACAGCTACGCGCAGGCCGACGCCATCGACCACATGATCTGGATGACGAAGGAGGACTACGAGCAGTTGACCGGCGTGGAGTGGCCGAAGGAGGGTGCGCCCACCATCCACCACGAGCGCAAGCTGCAGCCGGACTCGACCGGCGCGACGCCGGGATCGGTCAAGGATCGCGAAACCGCCGAACTCGTGTGCGTGCATGAGATCTGGCAGTTGAAGTCCAACACCGTCTACACCTTCGCCGAGGGCGGCTGTCAGTGGGCGCGTGAGCCCTACCAGCCGGCCAAGCAGCCGGAGCGCTGGTATCCGTTCTACCGTCTCGGCTGGAACTTCCAAGACGGCAGCATGAACGCGCTGCCCGATGTCTCGCTGCAGAAGGAGTTGCAGGACGAGTACAACCGCACCCGCACGCAGTGGGCGGAGCACCGGGCCGACAGCATGCCGGTGCGCGTGGTGCGCGGCAGTGGCTCGCTGACGCAGGAGGACGTCGACAACATCAAGAACCGCAAGAGCCGGCAGATCATCGTGGTCTCCGGCAAGCCGGGCGAGCCGCTTGGGCAAGACCTGGGCGAGATCCCCGGCATCCCGATGGACCCGTCCGTCTACGACACCAACCCCATTCGCGGCGACATGGAGATGGTGGCCGGCCGGGGTGACGCGGCGGCGGGCGGCATCGTCGAGGCCAAGACGGCGACGGAGGCGCAGATCCAGCAGGCCGGCCTGATGGGCCGCTCCGACTTCCGCCGCGACGTGACCGAGGACGTGCTCAAGGAGATGGCCAAGGCGGCGGCCGAGATCTGCCTGCAGGAGTTGACCGTCGAGCAGGTGCAGTACCTCGCCGGGCAGGATGCGGTGTGGCCGATGATGGCGAAGGAGCAGGTGTTCGCGCTCGTGAACATCGACATCCGCGCCGGCTCCACCAGCAAGCCGAATCAGGCCAAGGAGCGCGAGCAGTGGCAGATGTTGCTGCCGGTCATCGAGCAGACGATCACCAAGATTTTCGAGCTTCAGATGGCCGGTCAGCTGCAGCTGGCCGACGTGCTGCGCAAGCTGTTGAAGGAGACCCTGCGCAAGTACGACGAGCGCTTGGATCTGGAAGAGTTGCTCGGGCCGGAGGGCGAGGAAGGCCAGGCACAGGCGCAGCAGATGCAGGCCATGCAGCAGCAGATCGGCGAACTCTCCCAAGCGCTGGAACAGGCGCAGGCGCAGCTACAGCAGGCTGACCAGCAGAAGCTGGCGACCGAGCAGGCCGCGTTGGAGGAGAAGCAGTTCGAGCGCAGTCTCCGCGAGCGCGAGATGGAGGAGCGCAAGGCCGAGCGCGAGGCGACCAAGGCCGAGCAGGCGATGCGTTCGCAGGCGGACGAGCAGAAGCGCGCCGCCGAGTCGGAATCCAAGACCAGCATCACACGCGAACAGTGGGACCGCGAGGACCAGCGCGCGGAGGCCGAGCGCACGTTCCGCCGTGAGCAGGCGGCATTGGAGCAGCACGTGGCCGCGCTCAGTCAGCGCATCGAGCAGATGCAGGCGACGCAGGCCATGGCGGGCGAGGAGGAGGGTGACGACGGGGTCGAGGAGATCAAAGTCGACCTGCAAGCCCTGCAATCCAAGCTCGACCGCATCGAGACCGAGCGGCAGCGGCGCACCAGCGTCATTGCCGAATACCTGAAAGGGCCGCGCACAGACGACACATTGCGCGCCACCGTGAACAAATTGACCGGCATGCCCGGTGAGGAGACCGACTGATGCCATATAGCACCGCTGCAAAAAACCTGATGCTCGACGCCCTTACGGCAGATCGAGTACGGCTTCATTCGGGCGCCCCTGGGGCTGCGGGCACGGACAACGCACTGGGCGCGGGACTCTCGTCCGCCACCTTCGCCGCCGCGTCATCCGCCGAGCGCGCGCTGTCCAGTGACGTCACGGTCACGGGCCTGACCGCCAGCCAGTCCGTCACGCACTTTTCCGTGTGGAAGAACACCGGCACGGTATTCGAGGGGTCCGGCTCGATCACGGCCGGCGACGTAGCGGCTAACTCAGCGGGTGAGTACACGCTGAAGGCCACGAACACGAAGCTGCGGCTGACGGATTCGTAACATGCTGACCACCGCACAACTTCAGGCACTCAAGGCCGCCATCGATGCCGACCCGGTTCTGTCGGCACAGCCATTGAACTCAGACGGCGCGTTCTTCATCGCGGCCGAACTGAACAAGGAAGCCGCGCCCGCGTTCATCGTCTGGCGCAAGAGCGTGGACACGGCTGAAGTCGGCAACACGGTGAACTACATCGCGGTGGAGGCGATGACGGACGCCAACCGAAACCGTATCAACACGTTCTACTCAATGAACCCGGAGTCGTTCAGCCCATCCCGTCCCGACATTCGGACTTACTGGGCGAATACGTTCAGCGGCGCATTGGGCGGGCAGGGCGCCACAACCCGCGACGCACTCGAAACGCTGTGGCGCAGGAACGCAACCCGCGCCGAGCAGATTCTCGCGACCGGCACGGGCACGTATCAAAGCCCGGCATTGATGGGATTCGAGGGCTTTTTGTCTTATCAAGAAGTCGAAAAGGCGCGGAATAGCTAATGGCTACCGTCACGATCAGCTACTCGTCCAACACAGCCATCACCATGGACCTGGGAAGCCTCGCCACGTCGGCGACATGGGTGGCTGGGCGGGAATCGTCTGAAATCGACAACACGACGAACAAGTACGTTGACGCGCTTGTTCAGGGTGAGGTAACGGTAGGCACGACTCCAAGCACGATCCCAAGCACGATCAACATCTACGTCTGGGGCGCTGACGAAAGCCTGTCGACGGCACCGATAAACGACCTTGACGGTACGGATTCGGCCGAAACTATTACGACATCGCAGGCGGGATCTCTCAAATTAGGCGCCTACATCCCCGTTCTTGTGAACACGTCGAATGTGACTTATCGCGTTGCTCCGTTCAGCGTGGCGCAACTGTTCGGCGGGGTCATGCCGAAATTCTGGGGTCTGTTCGTGGCCCACAATACAGGCGTGAACCTCAACGCCACTAATGCCAACCTGTTCAGCTACAACGGCATCAAGTACGACGTAGCCTGATGATTATCTTGCCGGCTAAGTGGTCGCAACTCTCGACTACCCCGTCGACCCTTGCGAGAACGAAGTTTAGCCGGCTGTGGCTGTTCGATTCGTCGCGCCCGGACATCACGACCGGCCAGTTATGGGCGGCGGGTAGCGGGTCTGGCATCGAGGCCAGTCAGGATGGAAACGTCCTGGTTCACGACGCGAACAAAGACTACACCGATCTCGTCACCTCAACCGCGAACCTGCCGACGAGCGATACGACGCTTATCATCTGGATGCGTCGCAGGGTCGCCACCGCACCCAGCAATGCAAATCAGGCCGAGAACTTCGGCACTCGAGTCACAGCCGGGTCAGTGGGGGCGCGTTTCGGCGGCCATATCCCGTTTACCGACTCTGTCGTCTATTGGGATTTCGGCGGCGCTACCGAAGGCACAAGCCGACTGTCAGTCGCGTGGACACCGGACGCGGAACTGCATTGCTGGGCCTTCTCAACCGGCCCGAATGGGATGCAGATTTGGCTCGACGGGAAATTGCTTGCCAGTAACGCAGCGAACCCGACCCGCACAAATACAAACGTCGCCGCGTGGGGATTTGCCAGGCACGACAGAACTGGTGTATCGGCCGGCAGCGCGTTCCAAAATATCTTGATGGCGGGATTTACGCGAAACCAACTGTCAAACTTTGAGGCCGCCAATATCACGCGGGAGCCCACGCTGCTCCTGCAAAGGCCGATCGCCCGCATCTACTCGTTCCCGAGTGCTACGGCCGCCGAAGGCTCCGGCACGGTTGACGGTATCGGCAGCCTCGTCGGCGCAGGCC